AGGAGCATGAAGAGCTATAGCAGTGCTTAATCTTTTCTTTTGGCCAGAAAATGTAGATCCAACCTGTTTTAAAGCAAGGTCTGCGCCAATTGCCGTTCCACCAATCGTAGCGAATGTTTTTACACCAGCTTGTGCGACCAGGCCTGCAACTCCAGCAGATAATGCAGTTCCGCCTACAGCAACCCCAGCAGTACCACCATACTTATTTGATAAGGCTGTTAAATCCCCATAGTCTCTTGGAGTAGAGTCATCGACTATTTCAGCTGCGCCCTCTTTTAATAACTTTGAGTCTGATGCTATATTGATATAGAATATGACATAGTTATTTCCATACTCATTTAATGATCCCATTAAATCGGAAGGATATTGTAGTTGGTCTATTGAATACTTATTATTGTCAAACGAGGCCGCACCCCCTCTTGCTGTATATAGACTTTTTCCATTTGCAGTATCTTCTACCCTAGAGTTGTTATTCCAATTTGGTCCTATTTCGGCCATATTACATTCCTAAACGTTTATTGATTATTTATAATAAATACAGAAGATGTTTCATAAACGAAGATATAAACCAATGTTTCCTGAGAAGTATGAAGGGGACCCTACCAATATTATCATGAGATCAAGTTGGGAGACCCGCTTTGCCTCATGGTGTGATAAGAACCCGTCTATAATCAAATGGTGTTCTGAGGAGACAGTAGTGCCATATAGATGTCCTACTGATAATCGCCTGCACAGATACTTTATTGACTTTAAGATACGGGTTAAGACTAAAGATAATCAAACAAAGACTTATCTAGTTGAAGTCAAGCCTGCCAAACAAACCCAGCCGCCAATATATCCAGGAAGAAAAACTAAGTATTACCTTACAGAGTCATTAACTTTTATTAAGAACCAAGCTAAGTGGAAAGCCGCAACAGAATGGTGTAAAGATCGGGGATATGAGTTTGTAATCATTACTGAAAATGAATTAGGCTTGAATTAGCATATAAATAGTACATGGCTCAATCAGTTAAAGATATCTTTTTACAGAACCAATATGACCTTAAGACAGCTGCAGTTAGGTCTAAAGCTTGGTTTCAGCAACAAGCTACCATGCTTAAAAGACACAACATTACAGCACAAAAGGTATTGAATTCTGACTCGCAAAAGGTAAATAGGCAGATCATGCCCGGTAGTTTATATATGTTTTTATATGACCCAAAGACAAAAGATGAATTACCATATTATGATATGTTTCCATTAGTATTCCCATATAAAAAGCTATCTGGTGGATTCATGGGATTAAACATGCATTATCTACCATATCAAGCACGGGTAGTCCTATTACAAAGATTGATGGATTTTGCTACAGATAAGAATATGACTGAGAATACGCGTATTAGGTATTCATGGAATTTAATATCTGGCGTATCTAGGTTTAAATGGGCAGAACCATGTGTTAAGCACTACTTAAACTCACACTTAAAGTCTGGATTTAGAAAGATAGATGCTCCAGATTGGACGACTGCTATGTTATTACCAGTTGAACAGTTTGTAGGAGCAAGTAAAAATAAAGTATGGCAGGATTCATTAGGATATTAAGATGGCAACATTAAACCAATTCATAGCAAATATTAAGAGTGAAGGATTAATGCGCAACTCAAGGTTCGCAATTACATTTACTCCGCCTAGAAGTATGCAGGGTGCTGGTTCTGCAACAGATCTTAGAAAAGTATTATTATACTGTGATAATGTTAACCTACCTGGGATAACACTTGAGACGACTCAAGCTAAGACGTTTGGTGAATATAGAGAGGTGCCTTTTAATAAGTTATTCGATAATATTAATATGAGCTTCTATGTAGATAATTCTATGCAAGTTAAAAGGATGTTTGACAGCTGGATGGGTGCTATACAAAACCCACGAACTAGATCATTTAATTATTATAAAGATTATACAACAGATATAACTATTGAAGTATTTGACGTATCTGATAAGAGCAGGTATCAAGTAGTATTATATCAATGTTATCCTAAGACAATAAATCCAATAACATTAGATTATGCAGATAAAGAAGTTATGAAGATGACTGTCAGCATGAATTATAAGTATTGGATATCAAGTTCTGTTATTGTTAGTACTAAACCAAATCCAACTACAACGGGTAATAGTTTATTTGGCGATTACTTTACAGATTCACAAATAATACCAGATACATATTTTACAAACTTTAATCAGTATCAAACAGGGTTTAACTCATTTGAGCAAGGTAGGGCTTCGTTATTCTCAACAGAAACAGCTTCAATAGGTCAAGGAAGCACATTTATTTAAGGAAACAGAATGGCAGAAATTAAAAAAGGTGTAAGTGATAACGCTTACAGACAATTAGCAGAAGCAGATACAAATGGTGACGGCTATGTAAGTAGCCAAGAATTAGCAATGTATCTAGAATTTAAACGCAGAGAGCTTGAAGATCAAGATGCTCAACGAGATGCTATGCGTAAGATGACATGGTTCGCTCTATGGGGCATGTTGCTCTATCCAGTAACTATTGTTATTGCTTCATGGTTAGATGTAGATGATGCAGCGACAATCATAGGAAATATTGCTCCTACATACTTTGTTGCTATCTCAGCTTTGGTTGCAGCTTTCTTTGGTGCTAATGCATATTCATCATCAAAAAAGTCTGAGGCGCCACAGGCGCCACCAATGATGCCTATGCCAATGCCACCTAAAGCATCTAGATCAGAGCCAACACCAACTCCTACTCCGCCAGCTCCACCAAGCGTAGAGGATTATAGTGAGCCAGAAACAACAGCTGCTCCTGCAGCTAGAGCAACTCCTACACGTAAGATTATGTAATATAAAGGTGTTATTATGAAAGCTGATGAGAATTTATCAAAGATATTTGATGTAGAACCACTTAAGCAGGGTGAAGTTGCAAGCACGGGACAAGAGATTGTCCCAGCTTCTAATAAGGTAGAAGAGAATGTCAACTATGACTATGATTCTGCTAGAAATAATCTACATAAATTATTGAATCAGGGACAAGATGCATTGTATCATGCGCTAGAGATAGCCAAACAATCTGAGCATCCAAGAGCATTTGAAGTAGTAGGTAACTTAATGAAACAACTGGCCGATACTAATGAACAATTGTTGGCATTAAGTGAACGTAAACAAAAGTTGGATTCACCTAAAGCTAACGCTGAAGGCCAACCAAATAAACAAGTCACTAACAACAACGCAATATTTGTGGGATCTACAAGTGAATTGAGTAAGATGATTAAAGATATGAATAAAGGAGAATAGTATGGCATTACCATTAAATAGTACACCGGTTTATACATTAACATTACCTTCAACTGGTAAAGAAGTAAAATATAGACCATTCCTAATTAAGGAAGAAAAGGCTCTCTTATTGGCTAACCAATCAGAAGATCCTAAAGTAATGATTGAATCACTTAAACAAGTCATTAAAGCTTGTATTAAAGATGATATCAATGTAGATGCATTTGCAACGTTCGACCTTGAGTATGTGTTTACTCAGATCCGTGCAAAATCAGTAGGTGAGATAGTTGAACTATTCATTAAGTGTGATACATGTACAGACGAGAAAGCTGTAGCTAAGATCGAGATTGACTTAACGAAGATCGAAGTCAAAAAATCTGCAGATCATATCTCTAAGATCAGTTTATTTGATGATGTTGGTGTAGCATTAAAATACCCAACTGTTGATGTTCTCAAGAAGTTAGAGAATATTGACTCAGCAAACTTAGATCAGGTGTTTGATGTAGTAGTAGAATGTATTGATTACATCTATACTACTGACCAAGTATATCATGCTAAGGAACAAACAAAGGCAGAACTATTAGAATTCCTCAATAACTTGTCATCTGAACAGTTTAATAAGGTTCAACAGTTTTTTGAGACTATGCCAAGATTAAAACAAGAAGTAGATTACAAGTGTCCAGTATGCGGCACAGAGCATCACAAGGTGCTCGAGGGTTTACAAAGTTTTTTTTAATTAATCTCTCTCACGAGTCTTTACATAATTATTATAAGATGAACTTTGCTTTAATGCAATATCATCAATATTCATTAGAAGACTTAGAGCATATGATACCATTTGAGAGAGATATCTACGTTGCTATGTTAATTAAGTATTTAGAAGAAGAGAAACAAAGGATAGAGAGTAACAAATAATGGCTAAAAACGATCCATCATTATCATTAAGTTATATACTGCAAAAACAAGAGTCTGAGAAGTTATCAGGCTTGAGTTCTTCTGTCAGACAACAACTTACATCAAGTGATATGCCTAATACTACAATAGAACCTGCTAATAAGATGCTTATAGAATTGCAAAAGCTTAATAGGTCATTAAACGTAGGTCTTAATAATAACATCAGTAAGATGGCTGCAGCCATTTATAAAAATAATAGTCTTTTAGCTTTATTAGTTAAAGGAACAAATAGAAAAGAAATGCCTGCTAAAACTAAGAATGACTTATCTCAACAAGATATTGAAGATCAAGATTATAAGAAGAAACAAATTAATCTATTAGAAAAGATAGCACTAAATACTTTAGGTAAAAAAGATCCAAAAGAAAAGGGTATGGGCTGGTTGGGTACTATTATAGCTGGATTGCTTGGAGCTATAATAGGTTCTTTAAAAGGTTATTTAAAAGCTTTGAAGTTAATAGCATCAGCACTCATGCCTGAAGTTATCTTGAAAAAGATAACAAATGCTTTTAAATCCATGGTAATGTTCTTTGAAGACCTATTTAAGTCTACTAAAGCCAAGTTAGCTACAGCATTTAGACCTATAGGTGACATCTTTGAAAAAGCTTTTACAAAATTAAAAGGTGTATTTTCATTTTCAGAGAATAGTCCTGTAGTAAAGATTTTTAGATCTATCAGCAAAATGCTAGGCAAATTTATTGCCCCATTTTCTGAAGCATTTCAAATAATTAAAGGCATGGTAGCTGGACCCATATCTAAAATTTCATCAGTATTTAGTAATATATTTAAATATTTAAGCAAATTTGCTGGTATGTTTAAATTTGTAGGAGTCATAGCTCAAAAATTAGCGATACCTATCACCATAATTATGGGTGTATACAGCAGTGTTAAAGGTGCAATAGAAGGATTTAAAAAAGAAGGACTCATGGGAGGGATTGCTGGAGCAATCAAAGGTCTTATAAATGGCGTGTTTATGTCATTCTTCGATCTAGTAAAAGATATGGGATCTTGGGTAGCTAAGAAGCTAGGCTTTGATAAAGTATCTGAGCTACTAGACTCATTCTCTTTTGAAGACTTGTTTACTAAGTTTGTAGATGCAGTATTTCATCCTATCGACACCATAAAAAATATATTTAGTAAGTTAGTTGCTTGGTTTAAAACTATAGAGATACCAGCAATTGGATTTACTGCATTTGGTAAAAAATTTGGTGCGGGACCATGGCATCCATTTGCATCAGATACATCTGCTACTGAAATGGAAAATACTACTGTTACTGCTCCGGCAATTGAAGTTAAACCAGCACAAGTAGTATCTCCTGCTGCTTCAGCCAATGCTGTGTACGAAAGGTCTGGAGATAATCAAGAAGCTTCCATGCAGCCATTTGCATCTCCGTCAACTAACATAGTATCTGCTCCAACAAATATCACAAGACAAACACAAAATAATCTAATGAAGGTTAATATACGAAATCAAGAATCGACTATTAAAAATTATTATAGGTCTAGATTCTCTACATAAAAAAAGGGAGCTTTCGCTCCCTTTTCTTTTCCATCTAATTAAGCTTCGTCAGCTATCTTTTGAAAGAATGACATAACATCGTCATCATCTTCATTGATCTCTGGTGCCTTTGCCGTAGGCGTAGGAGCCGGAGCCGATGTGAATGATGGTGGAGCTGCAACTGGAAGCGGCTCATTAGTAAGCTGTTCAGCTGTAGGAACTTGTCCATCACCGCTTAATACTGAATCAAGCTTAGCCTTAAGTTCTTCATAGCTCTTAAAGTTTTTAGCTTCAAGGAACTCACCAAGTTTAACTTGTCTATTAGCAATAGCTAAGATAGCTTCATCACTTGGCGCTACTGGAGTTGGCTCAGCGAATGCTGATTGGTCATAGTTAGGATAACCTTCAACCGTACGCATACGGATCTTGAAGTTTGCACCTTCCCATAAGTCAAATACATTAACTGGTTTCTCATCTTCAAATGTCGGGCGAGCCTTATTCATGATCATATCAAAGATCTTCTTACCATACTTGAATAGCATTACTTTGCCTTCATTTTCTGGGTGTTTAGGATCTGATACGACTAAGATGTTTGAGATGAAATGTAATCTACGTTTTTGTAGACGAGCGATCTCTTTATTTGCATCTGAACCAGAGTTCCATAGTTTTGTATTGAGTTCACCGACTGGATCGTTCTGACCTAGTGTTGTAAGTGAGTTCTCAATGTACCATTTACCTGTTGGTCCCTTAAAGCCATGAGAGAAGATCTTTACCCATGGAAGTTCATCACCTTCTACGCGCGGTAAGAAGCGAATGACTGCTGTAGCATTACCAGCTTTATCTCGTTCCATTTTCCAGAAACGGTCATCTTCATATGAGTTTGATTGTTGTGGGTTTGCTACTTTTTCGAATGCTGATGCGATTGCACCAAAGTCTTGATTGCGCGAAGCGCGGAGTGTATTAATGTCCATCGTATTTTCCTTATATTTTTAATATTAATGTGTATAGAGTATAACTTCTACTCATGTTTATTTATACAACCCACATCAAAAGATTGTAATAAATTCGTTAAAAATTGGTTTAATTTTTTCTTGTTCATACTTAACAAAACCTTTAAGCTTTTCTATCCTTCTTATATCAGATTCTAGTATAAGCATACCTGATGGGTTCTGCTTCCACTTAGGTATAAAGTCTAACAAGTCATTAAGTATAGATATGGACTCAATGGCTATCTTTTTTCCTAAGTATAGTTTAATTATACTCGGATATTCATTTAAAGTAAAATTAATTATTTGGTCGAGGGATAGTGCATTCTTCTGAGACTCTAGTTCAATAGTATTGAGGTCGTCTTTAAATATACGACTAATACTTTGTTTTCTCTTTTGCCATTCAAGGTAGTACTCATTAGCTTCTTCTATGGCAAATATCATGTTATCATGACCATATGCAAAGTTTGCTACAAGGAATTGGATTAAGTCCTTGTCTGTATCAAACTTCCTAGCTAGCTTCTCAAATATATGCCTATCATTTCGAGAATTAAAGTTTTCATATGAGTACTTGATGTTGCCTTTGTTTTCAAATACGTTGTACTTATCATTGTTGAAATGCAGCTTTAAGGCTAGATAGTATCTAAATGCCTTAAATCCTGTCATATATCAAGAGTACCCTTTTTGGGTAGATAATTAGCTTCAATCATGTTTAGTTCGATTTTTTGTTTGAGGTTTTTATTGATTAGTTTACTGATGTCTTCGGGATCAATGAAGTTCTTTTCACAATATAATAAGACTGCATCCATATGAGATATTCGCTTGTGTGCTACTAGTTCTTCTATAAACAAGGCAAACTCATTTGTAGTCTTAAATATCTTGCCTTCCATTATAGCATGCCTAAATAATAATCTGTCATCTTAAAACTATGCTTAAGGTTCTCATAAGCTTTATACTTATCATTATATGCTTTCCATACTGGAGAAGATTTATCTGATGCATTGAGTTGGTCATCGAATACTTCAAGATACTCTTCAAAGAATACATCAAGCTCTTTGAGTTGTTTATCTAATTCACCTTTGACTCTGAGAAGTTCTTGCTTATTGCCAGTTTGATAACTGTGATTTATATGTTGGGCCACGTTCATTTCACTTTCCTTGATTTAAAAATACATTATACCATAATAAAGAATTAATGTACACAACTAATCGATTGCGCCGTCCTCAACTTTAACTTTTACTTTACCCTTCTTAGCTGCAGGTTTAGGTTGTTCCACGATCTCATTTTGTTTCTCAGCAGCTTTCTTATCTTGTAGTTGTACAGCTTCAAACCTTTTCTTTAATCTAGGCTTGATCTCTTCTGCATTGAACCATAGTTCAAGACCGTTCAATACCTTATCAAGTTCTGCTTTGCTTAAGAAACCTTCGTATGCGTCAATCAATAACTTCTCACACTGTTTGACTGTAAAGTCTGTGTGTGCCTTGACTGTTGGTGTGTTACCAGCAGAGCCGAATGATGCTGTATGGATCATGATGTATGCAGTATCATATACATGGACAGCATGGCAGTACATGGCTATTAGAGAGGCAGCAGAGTGACATGCACCCATTAGGAATGCAGTCACTTCTGCCTGAGACGAGAGGATTCCTGATATGATTGCTCCGGCAGAATCAAGGTTACCACCTGGGGAATTGATAAACAGGTGGATCTTGTCATTCTCGGATGCATTGATAAGCAGAGAGACTAGCTCTCGATACTTACTAGGGTCCTCTATCTCTTGATCAAGAAATACTTCATGAGTTCTATATACAGACTCGATCGTATTAATATGTACATTATTAAGTAGTCCGCTAAATATATTAGCTGGATTTTCATTTGCAAGTTGTGCCACGATCAAGCCTTTCTTTTATAAAATATATGATTTCCAATAATAGTTGTTACTCTTACATTCTGCCACCGTGGAGTTACATCTTTCGTATGAAAGAATAACGCACCCTTTGTAACATCTTGCATGTTCTTATAGTTTAGATATGTATATAATGCTACAGACCTTGCATTAGCGAATACTTCTTTCTCTCGCGTTGTATATCTATAAGATGCAGCTTTGACTCTCTTGTAGTCATCACAGTACCAACTAAACTGGCATGTATACTCGGTCTTTTGTGTCATAGTACCACATATAGATTTTGGATACAATCCAGAGTGCACTCTATTAAGAGTCACTAGTGCGACAGCGATCTGTCCTTTAGTAGGTTCATATCCAGCTTCGTAGTAAACGTTTTGTGCTAGACACTCTACTTGTTGTTTCTCCACCTTAGTTAATTTTTTTGGTGGTTTTATTTCTTTATGTATTATTTCTGTATGTGCTATATTAAAATAACACAGGTAACACAGAGCCAATATTGCGGCGAAAGTCTTTCTCATGGGGATATTCTCCTTACGATTAGTACTTAGCTTTTTATGCGCTTAGTAGTATTATACTTTAGTTGTTAATTAAAGTAAATTTAATTTTTTAAATTGTTGACGAAGATCAACTAATTGATGGATGAAGCCCTTGCGCTTCTGTTGGAAGATTTGTGGTTTTGCATCGTCTACTCCTATGATTATCGTTAAGTCTGGAACTTTAATTCCTGTAAGTTCTTCGAACATAACTGAATAAGCAGTTGCCTGTATAAAGTAATTATCTATATTATTAATATCTTTGGGTCGTTTGGATGTCTTAAAGTCAATGACGCTAAGTAATCCATCAAACTCTCCGATACAGTCAACAGTTCCTGCCAATTGTAGTTTATCGGAATATAACTTGCTCTCTAGAGCATGTATATTGTCTATCTTATCCACGACTGGTCGTAAATCATTCCACATCTCAACGTCGAACATGTCGGCTTGAGTTGGATTCCCTAATAGGAAGTCCTCACATAGTCCATGAATACGAGTACCTCTACCGGAAGCCAGTGTTGATACTCTATTTGCCTCTTCTTCTCCAACTCTTTTACGCCATTCGACGATGAATTGTTTATTTAAGAGACCTGTTACTTGTGTTACACTAGGATATTTATCTCCAGATGGGGTTTGATATACTCGACCCTGTTCTGAATCAATTCGTTGCAACACTGGAAACTCATGATGTATAAAGTTCTTCAATTATTTATCTGCGTATTTTTTCTTAAGCGTAGGTTTTTTACGGTTAGGATCTTTTTTTGCTGGCTCTGCAGGTTTTACTTCTTTAGCAGGCTTTGCGACTTCCTTCTTAGCTTTAACTACAACAGGCTTTGATTTAATCGGTTCTGCAGCAAATATAGAAATCGAATAGCTTAATAAACCAAATACTACAGCGATAGTTATTAATTCATTTTTATAACTCTTTAACATTACCATTCCTTTCAATAAAATTAAACTTTATATTTGGATGATTCTGAATCATCTTATTAAAATTAGTCTTCCAATCTGGAGACATATTCATACTATCTGAATCTAAAAAATTCCGGGTATAACTCTTACTAACATTATTACTACGTATATCGTTTGTAGTCATCGCATCGGCTCCGTATATATCTATATCAGTATAACCAAGCTCTACTGCTTTAAGACATGCTAGGTTACCACTTGATAAACCTTTACGAGTCTTTTGTATAATGCCTAAACTCTTAAACAATGATACTGCTCCTACTTCTTCAACATAATCTTGTGCAGCTTGACTAAAGTATACATCACAATCTATAAGTGTTATATCACTAATCAATACTTTAACCAACTGTGGATCTAGTATCACAGTGCAGTCAACCTTAGTCCAAGGAATATTGCAACCTATGCGGTATGCATATTCTTTATTGGGATCATAGGCTGACCGACTGGGACCATTACATAGTACCGCTACTTTCTTATTATACATTAGGACTTAATTAAAGTACAATTAAGCTTCGAGGACTTCGATTGCATGATTATAATGTTTGATACGGTCTTCTAAACCAATATATCCACCATTGATAACCTTTGTCATCCCTTTAATGTCACTTGCATCAGCATACTTATTGATTTTGTTTTTATTCCAAAACCAAAGCGCTGAATATAAGGAAGTTGGTACATCATCTGTCACGAGGTCAGGATCATTTATCACTGTTTCAGGATCTTCAAAGAAGTCTGTAGCAAACGCTTGATAGTTAGCCTTACCTGTTAATTGAATTGGACCACGTCCTCTAAACTTATAACCGTCACCGCTTGCAGTATCTCCGTTACCCATACGATTCGCATATATTACATTAGCGATCATTTCAGGTTTACGATGATATGGAGCAGCATCTCTACCAGCTGCAGCAAAATACTTACCAAATAGTTTGTTTAATGCGTCAGCAGAGTAGTTTAAGTTTTCTTGTAGAGTCGTGAAGTCCGCGGATTCATGAGCACACTGAGCTACAAAAGCAGCAACGCGTTTTGCAGTAGTTACTTCAAATTGAGGTAACTGTACAGCCATCGCTTCATACCACGCGTGAACGTTCTTATTACGCGTGAGAATCTTGCCTAGTTTTTGCTCAGTAAAATCGAATTCGAATGCCATTATTTTTTAGCCACTAATCCTGTTACTTTTGCCCATACTGCTTTTGCAAAAGATACAGCTGTGTCAACGATTAGTGTTGCTTTTTGTGGGTATTTTGCACCCAAATGAGCACCAACTAAAAATACGATAATGTTTGTTAACATGTGTTTCTCCTTTATTAACAGCTGAACTTATATTGCTATGGGGTTCAGCAAGGCCCATATTTAAATATATTTACTTGTTTTATTTAGTATGCTTCCAGGAGTCTTCTCGTGGATTCGTTGTAATACTTCTTTAAATCCGTTATCAGCTTTATGAATACCTAATCTAACTGGATCTATTAATGGATTAAGGCCAGTAATTAATGGCTCAAGATTTGGGTTAGCTTCGAGGAACTCTGCCTTTGCAGAGATACTCATAACTCTTTCAAAC